TCACGCCTCGCCAAGTTTCCGAAATAGTGGCTTTGCTGACAGAAGCCGACGGCATTGTCCACGAGCCGACGGCCGGGACCGGGGGGCTGCTGATTCAATGTTGGTGGGACAAGGCGCGCGCGAAACTCCCTTGGAAATTCAAGCCATCGACCTGCATTGTGAGTTGCTGGGAACTTTCGGACCGCTCGCTGCCATTTCTGCTGTTCAACCTCTCGATCCGTGGGATTATGGGCGAAGTCTTTCATGGCGACGTCTTGGAAAATTCGGCCAAAGCCCACTATGTACTTCTCAACGAGCGGGACGATGCATTGTCCTTTTCGGACATAGTTCGAGATGATAGCATATTAGGGTATCGACACGGGCGTCCTTTAGAAAATCCACAGCCCGGTCTTTTTGATAAAATATGAAGTGCTATGACATTCTACGAGTTATATGAAATATGGAAATCGACCAAGAGCCTATACGTAAAGCGCAGCACTATTAGCGCTTACGAATTATCCCTCCGTAAGCGCATCTTGCCTGCTTTAGGAACGATGGATATTGGCGATATTAAAACACACACTTTACAGGTGTTCTTGAATGAGCTGATAAGTAGCGGGCTATCCATAAAATCGGCGCAGGACACTATGATCGTCGTAAAGATGATTTTGCGGCATGGTGCGGACATGGATTTGGTGCCGTATCGGAAATTCAATCTTAAATATCCGTCCCGAAACATTGACGAAACCAAAGCCATTGAAACATATACGACGGAAGAGCAAAAAAAGATAGTGCAATATGTAATATCCAATCCTGCGCCGCGTAATTTGGGGATATTGATAGCGCTATGTACCGGGATGCGTATCGGGGAGTTATGCGCGCTTAAATGGGAGAACGTGGATATTGAGAATCGACTTATCAAAGTGCGAAGCACTGTCAGCCGTATTTACGAAGTTTCCGAAGGTCGATCCCGAACGCACATCGAATTCAGCAAGCCCAAAACCATCGATTCAAACCGCGATATTCCTATTCAGCGAGATTTGTACGGCATTTTGAAAAAATACAGGAGCGTAGCTGATGATGATTATTTCGTAATTTCCGGCAGCGATCATTTGAGCGAGCCGCGCACGTATCGAAACTATTATCGGGATTTCATACTGAATAAGGTGAAATTAGGGCGTTGTATCAAGTTCCACGGATTAAGGCATACTTTCGCCACGCGGCTGATTGAGAACAGAGCCGAAGTGACGGCAGTCAGTAAGATCATGGGGCACTCGGATGTGTCGATCACAATGAACCTGTACGTACATCCCACGACTGCTACCAAGTCAGATTACATCAATAGGTCAATGAAGGGATTTTTCTAAACAGAATTATGGGACACGAGTCATTACATTACGCCATCGAAAAATACTATGCCTACTGGCGGAACTTCGCTAAATGGAAGTGTTCTCAGCTGGGTATGGTGTCTTGGTCCGAGGATATTCTTCACGATGCTCTTGTCGAATTGTTGTTAAAAACCGACCTGCGAATGACCGATGCCCTGTATATCAAGAATTACGTTGTCCGCGGGATCAAATCTCGCGCGTACGATGCAAAGCGTGCAAAGCGTGATCTTTTCGATATAGATTCACAGTATGAAGATGTACCGGAATATGCCGAGTTCTCCTATGATGGGATGTCTGACGAGGATTTCGCCCGGCTTCGTGAGGTGAGCTGCAATACACGTTGCGACGATTTCATCGTCCCTGTAAACAACGGTTTTTACGTGACGCCTAAATCGGGGTGGGTGAGTGGATGGATACATAGCTACAAGTTGAAAGACCGTAGGTATACTTACTGGCAATACAGTGCATTTGTCGGGTCGAGGAGCAAAGGGGATATTCCGAAAAGAATCAAGACTTCAACCAGTAAACATGAGGCATATGTCGGGCTTATGAAATACAATAAACAATTAATGTTAAAGCGCTCTGCCACGTAATGAATTTAACGTTAAATTATTAATAAAAAAATATTGATGAAAGACCAAGTAACGAGCATCGAGCAGTCGAAGCGGCTGATCGAGATGGGAGTGCCCGCGGATAAGGCGAGCATGGTGTGGGAATGGGTTAGTAGTGCGGTAGACGAAATAAACTACGAGCTTAATATTTGGCAGGGTTGTAAGCTGGATAAGATTTTGGCCTATCAAGAATTTCCTGAATCCTTTATTCCCGCCTTCACGGTCGCCGACCTGCAGGGGAAGGTACTTCCTAATGTAATTCAGGACGCCCACAACACCTACGAACTGACGTTGAAAGCAGTGGTTGGCGGTGGATGGAGATTCTGTTACACCCCCGTACTTACCCAATTAGAAGCCGATAATATTGGGGAGAAAATGGGCGATAGCCTGATAGAGCTTCTATGCAATCGGATTGAGTGGGCAGTGTCTAACGGATATGAATTGAACCTATGAAAAGCGAAAAAGCAGAGAAATATCTGTTTGAAAACAGGTTGGGATACCCGTATACCGGGTATGTTGCAGAGCAGGTAGCAGAAAGGGCCGTTGAACTTGCCGAGCAGGATGCCGAGATGCGAATGCGGGAGAAAGCGATTAAGGCGTATTGCCAAGATTGCGGTTGTAGGGTAGAAAATGAATGTGGAATAGAGTCGGATAGTTGTATAGCATTCCGAACTTTCATCCAAAAACTGACCGAAAATGAAAACGATTGAGGAAAGAGCAAAAGAATACGCCGAAAAATGCCACTGCCAGAACACAGAGTGGGGATTTATAGCTGGCGCACAATCCGAACACGAACTACTGACCCGCTGGCGCGATCCGAAAGAGGAGCTGCCGGAATATGTCAAGGTTGTAGAGGTCAAATACAAAGCTTTCGGAAAGATTATGATGTCGGTGGCATGGCGGCTGGGTTGTTCAGGTAGCGGCGAGGATGCGTGGTATATTGATGGCACAAACCGCCGTATTGACCACGAAAATATCATTGGTTGGCGGGAGATTCACGAATAAACAAGATTATGACACCGAAGGAACTTTACGAATGGGCGGCCAAAATGGGGATTAGCGATACCCAGATAAAGGTTGTCAGCCGTGTTAGCTGTGTCTTCTCGGAACACGATTTGACCGATAATGAAGTAGCTACAGATGGCTTCAATCTAATACTTGAAATCAATCCATGAAAACCAAACTACTGCGCCGATTGAGGGATGAAGCGCGCATAGAATATTCATCTCCGCTTCTGAGCGAGTTTGCAAAATTGCTTGGATGGAGCTATAGACAAACGGAAAGCTACATTAAAACAGAAGAGCGATTATACATTCTCCGCCGCGTTTCGGAGCTAAAACAGAAGAGAAGATGAAAACTATACGAGTAATAGTGGCCTGCGAGGAATCTCAAGCGGTATGCAAAGCATTTAGAGAGCGGGGATTTGAAGCTTTCAGTTGCGATATTGAACCTTGCTCCGGCGGCCATCCAGAATGGCACTTTCAAGAGGATATTTTCGAGGTGCTCAAACGTGAGCCGAGATTTGATTTGATGATAGCGCACCCGCCATGTACGCATTTGGCGGTTTCGGGTATGAGATGGTTTAAAGAAGGCGTCAAACCGATTTGGTTGAAATATGATGCCGCTGCCTTCTTTATGAGGCTGGCAGAATATGATATCGACCATATAGCGGTAGAGAATCCCATATGCATAATGAGCACTTTGTGGCGAAAGCCCGATCAAATTATAAATCCATATCAATTCGGGCATCCGGAACAGAAAAAGACGTCTCTTTGGCTCAAAGGGTTGCCCAAGTTGCGGGAAACCAACAATGTGTACGACTACATGATGACCCTCCCGATAAAGGAGCGGACTCGAATTCACTGGCTCGGAAGCAATCACGCAAAGGAACGCAGTAAAACATACCCCGGCATTGCACAGGCTATGGCTGAGCAGTGGGGTAATTTTTTAAAGGGAAAAATATGAAAACAGGAATCGAACTGATTGCAGAAAGGCAAAGTAAGTTATTGGTGTCAGGCGGGCGGTTGGGGGACATAGGCAGGATGATTCTGAGCGCAGAAATGCCGGTTGAATTTTCAAGCATCACGTCCAAAACCGACGAAGCAATCAAGAAAGTAGAGATAAACCGCCGAAGATACATTCTGCGGCAGGTTGCGAAGCTAAAACGGAAGAGAAGATGAAGACTGAAATTATAGCGTGGGTGTTGCTTTCAATCCTCGGAATTGTCACTATTTGGCTTGGGTATCGCGCCGTGGAGATGCACGAATGGGTCAGAAAATCAATCGAAGAACTCAAAAAAGAAATAGAATCCCATGAAAACAGGAATCGAACTGATTGCGGAGGAGCGCGCTAAAATATTTGCCTCACGCGGCAAGTTGGAGGGGGCATGCAACATGGTTGCGCGCGCAGAAATGCTGGTTGAATTTTCCGGGCGCCCTTCCAAAAATGTAGAGGCGGTCAACCTCCTTGCCGAGGCCGGTGCTCTTATCGCCGCCGAGATCGACAGAGTGAACCAACAAAACCAAGCGTAAATATGGACACGAAACTAACAGTCGATGAAATTCAGATCGCATTACGCAATAGCGGGATTTGGAACAAGCGGCAGGATATATTTATTCCCAATCTTTCGTGGGGTCTGCTCAATTACGAGGCGGATTTGGTAGTAATTACCAAGTCTGGGTATTTGACCGAGATCGAGATCAAACGGTCGTGGGCGGATTTCAAAGCCGATTTCAAGAAAGGGCATGAACACGACGATCCGCGCGTCTACAACTTTTACTACTGCGTCCCGGAATCAATTTCCGCGCGAGTTGCGGAGTTCTTGCAGGAGAAATATGGCGCAGGTCGCCCGCCAGTGCTATGCGTGTCCGAAGAGGGTAATATCAAACATTACGGCGGTGGCTGGCCGCATCGGGGTGGTCGTAAATTGTTCCTTGAAGAGCAACTTACCGCGGCCCGGCTTGGATGTATGAGGGTTTGGAACTTAAAAGAGAAACTTATAAAACAGCAGAGCTATGCAGAAGATAATGTTTAACGACCGCTACGTCTTGACGCAGGCGGTGATCGAGGGCCTAAAGACTATGACGAGGCGGCTGATTCCTGATGAATTTTTCGGCCTTACGTGGGACACGAGGGGCAACACCTTGGTTTATGAAAACGAATACGGGGATTTTATTGATGTCAGGCTCTCGAAGTATACCCGCTACAAGGACGGCGAGATCGTTTCCGTGGCGCAAAACTATTTTTCAACTTATGATGAGAGTAAGTGGGAAAACGGAATTTGGTATAATGAGTTTGCAGACGGGAGCGATATAACAAATCACGCAGGGTGGATTAACAAAATGTTCGTCAAAGCCGAGTATATGCCCCACCAAATCCGCATCACGGGAATCCGGTGTGAGCGGTTGCAGGATATTTCGGACGAGGACTGCATGAAAGAGGGAGTAGTAGGCGGGATAATTGGGTATTATGTTCCCGGCATACAATGCAAGGATTGGAGCAAAGAATCGTATGTAGATACCGAGGATGGCAGAACTTGGAAATTATTCCCTACTCCCCGCCAAGCCTTCGCCGCCCTGATCGACAAGGTTTCCGGTCGGGGTACGTGGAAATCGAATCCGTGGGTCGTGGCGTATGAGTTCGAATTGTTGAAATAGCGAGATTCTCGCAAAAGAACGATAAAATTATGAAACAATTTGACTTAGCCGCCGCCAAAGCAGGCGCGCCGGTATGCACAAGAAGTGGGCTGGAGGCAAGAATTATATGCTATGACCGCCGGGGAGATAGTGGTTGCAGGATGATAGCCTTAGTGAATGCGGGTTATGAGGAACGGGTGCAGTATTATAGCCAAGCAGGAAAAATAATACATAATACGATTTGCGCAGATGATCTGATGATGCGCGATGACGACTATGCCGAGAAGCTGGCGCGGGGAGAGTACACCCCAAGTATCAAAGAAAAATTGACAGTTGAGAACCCAACTTGTAAGGAATCCTTACAAGTTGACCGGGAGTACTGGCGGCGGGTGTACGCCGGGCAGGCAATGCAGGGCCAAATATCCGGATATCTGGCTGCAGGTGATGGCTTCAATGGTGACAATAGTATTCCGGGAATCGTTGCAAAAAGCTCCGTCATGATTGCTGACGCCCTGATTGCAGAACTGGAGAAGAAATAAAAAAGAGGCAATCCCGAAAGATCACCCCTACACGCAGAATAAAGGTAGTGATTAAATTGGAGGATTGCAAATGATGAGGGTAAAAAAATGGACGCGTGAAGAACTGTTTGAAATGAAGCGGTTGTATCCGACATTTTTTAACAAGGCTTTGGCTGAGTTGTTCGGGCGTTCACCGAAGGCCATAGCAATATGCGCTGCCCGGCTCAATTTGAAGAAGTCGTCAGCTTTCATCGAATCGTGCAGGCGCCTACCGGGCCGATTTCAAAAAGGGCATATTCCATACAACAAAGGCATAAAGGGAATGAAGAAGAAGGTAAAGCGAAGAATAATTGCGGATGATGTGGCCGAACAGCGTAAATGGCTGGATTGTATGCCTAACCCGTTTGAGAACATGAAAGGGCTTTCTGACTGGGAGTACGCCGAGATTCAGCGCACACGCAAGAAGCAGTGATATTTATTGCTGATGGTCTACAAAACTGAATGTATTTTAGCTCCTGAATTGAAAATGGATTGTGGGGTGGAGCAGCTGGCAGCTCGTCGGGTTCATGTCCCGAAGGTCGTGGGTTCGAATCCCATCCCCGCTACAAAATCGTACGAGTATGGCATCGAATCAAGAAAAGCAACAAATAGGTCGCCCGCGTAAATTCTCCACGCCAGAGGATATGCAGGCAGCCATTGATGCCTATTTCGCCGCGTGTGAAAAGAACGGTGAACCGCTTACTATCGAGGGGCTTTGCGAAGCTCTTGAAATCGACAGGAAAACGATTCTCAACTATGGCAAGCTGGAAGCATACTCTGCGTTTTTCCCCACGGTAAAAAAAGCGCGGATGCGAGTGCAGCGGGATTTGGTTGTAAGAATGCTCAAAGGCGGATGCGGTGCTGCTGCGGCTATCTTCCTGCTGAAGAATAATCACGGATACGAAGATGAACAGTCCATCAAGTTCCGTCCGGAGAATCCGAATAATCCCTTCAAGGACATGACTGCCGAGCAAAAGGCGCAATTCCTGTCGGACGACGAGTCGTAATGAAGATAGATGCAGATATTCTCTATCATTGGCGTTTGGAGAAGGCCCGGAATATCTTCGGGCTTTTCGCTAAATATATCAATCCCCGGCTGGAGTTCGCACAGTTCCATATCGTCTACTACCGAATCCTGCACAGGTTCGCTATAGGGAAGATCAGGAAACTGATTATCTCAATGCCGCCTCAGCACGGCAAAAGCGAGGCTTCGACCCGACTGCTTCCTGCCGAAATCCTCGGACTGAATCCGGATGCGCGTATCGCCGTGACTTCGTACAACGACGGCAAGGCCAAGAAATTCAACCGGGAAATCCAGCGGTACATGCGAACTTCGCAGTATGCCGAGTTGTTTCCCGATACGCGTATAAGTAACGGACGCACCTCCTCGGAGGAGGCGATCAATACCGCGAATGAGTTCGAAATCATCGGCCACCGGGGCAGTTTGCTGAGCGTCGGTCGTGGTGGCGGCCTTACCGGTAATCCTGTCGATGTCTTGATTATCGACGACCTGTACAAAGACGCCGAAGAGGGCAATTCCCCCGTTATCCGTGAATCCTGCTGGGAGTGGTATGCTTCGGTAGCCAACTTTCGGCTGCATAACGACAGTCAGCAGCTTATCGTGTTCACGCGCTGGCATGAGGACGATCTGATCGGGCGTCTCGAAAAGTACGACAAGGTAATCGAGGTCGATTCGTGGGCGCAACTCGACGATTTTCCTGCGGATGCTTGGGCGAAGGTCAATTTTCAGGCGATCAAGGAGTGCGGGCCGACCGAGTTCGACCCCCGACAGATCGGCGAGGCCCTCTGGCCGCAGCGTCATTCGCTGGAGCGGCTTCAGGCGTCCCGCAGATTGTCGCCGGAAATATTCGAGTGCATGTGTCAGGGTAATCCCTATAACGAATCGGGTGCGCTCTACGGCCGGGAGTGGCAGACCTACACGGAACTGCCCGCGACTTATGGCAATAACAACTATACGGACATTGCCGACACCGGAACCGATAACACGCTTTCTGTATCCTATCGGGTAGGAGCGACGGAAACGGTAGACGGCATGAGTTTCCGCAAATGCTACATTATCGACTTGGTGTATACGGGCAGTGATCTGGACGAGGCGGAAAAGCTGTTGCCGATGCTGTTTTCCCGGACGCAAACCCGTTCGGCCCGTATCGAGAGCAACAACGGCGGCCGGTATTTCGCCCAGAAACTGAAGGCCCGCTGTCCGGGTGTGGAGATCATCCCGTTTTTTCAGTCTCAGAACAAGGAATCGCGCATCCTGACCTACGCGCCCACGGTGAAGCAGTGTATCGTCCTGCCTTATGACTGGGCACAGCGCTGGCCGCGGTTCTACGCGGATGCGACATCCTTCAAACGGATATTCAAGGCCAATGCCCACGACGAGGTAGCGGATGTGCTGACGGGCATTGCGGAGTGCGAGAACGGGGACCGCAAACGTCCTTGCGGAGTAAAGGTGCGTAATTAACGCCGATCTGCCTCAAAATAATATTTTCCTTTGTAATGAAAAAGGGCTAAAGATCGCCCGTATGTTTAACCGATAAATTTAATAACGCATGAATTGTGGTTGTCCGCGCGGCGCATCGCTCACAACTATTCCGGTCTCCGAATGTCCGGAAAGCATGGGACAGGTGCAGAAGTTGATCTTCCAGCGCATCTACAAATCGGGCGACGAGCAGAACAGCATCGCCGATCCTACTAAACTGGCGTCGTGGACGCCGCTTCTCACGGCATCCGACGGCACGAAGGCTGTCATTACGCCGTTTATCAGCGAACCGACGGCCGAACCGGGCGAGGCCCGCACCTATGGCGGCGGCAATGCTACCGTCGGCGGTGTCGAAATCATCCTCGGCACGAATCCTACGGCTTTCACGGCCAAAATACTGCGTTCGCCGCAGGACACGATCAAGGCCATGAAGGAACTGATGTGCGAAGACGTCGGTGTCTACCTGATCGACGAGCATGGAAATATCGGCTGCGTGAAGAACGTCGATAACTCCGAAGACTCTCCGGTGACGACCTACAGGCCGATTCCGGTGCAGTCGGTGTTCGTATCCGACAAGGGGCTGGGCGGTTTCGAATCTCCCGACAGCAACAATATTTCGTTTTCGTTCCTGCCCGGATGGTCGGACGATTTCACGATCGTTGTTCCGGCCGACTTCAACCCGCTGCGCGATCTGGTCGCCGCCGGTAAATAGTCAGAGGCCATGAAGCGCGAAACAAAAGTGACGCTGATTACTGCGGACGGTATGACGCAGGAGTTTACGCCGGAGCATGCCGAGCGACTCCTGCGTATGCCCCGCAACGGAGGCTGGAAGTTACCCGAAAATTCACCTTTCATATTCACCCCGGCAAATGGGATTGACCGTCGAAGAAATACGCGGCCGGATAAAGTCCCCGCACCACAGCGGGACCAAGAATAAAGCCATCCGGCAGCAGGAGCGCATCCGATTCCATGCGGAAACGAGCCTCGACCAGTACAGAATGAGCGCGACTGCTACGCGTTTTCTGAGCTGGGTCGAAGGATTAATCCCGCATGACAAATTCGTCACGTTCCTCTCGCTGTTTCAGTTCCCCATCAAGACGAACGAACTGACGGGGGCGATCTTCGAAAAGTTGAGCCGGGTATTCGACGGGCGCAATCCGGTCTTTACCTACCAGTTCAAGGATAGTGCGCAGCGCGATGATTGGGAGAAATACCGCACTGAAAGGCTCAACGAGCCGGTCGTGTGGCAAACGGACGGATTCGAACACTTTCAGACGGGAATCAATTCCGTGCTGATCGTGGATGTTCCGGAAGTGCAGGCGGGCGAGCTGCCGGAGCCGTATTTTTATTGGCTCTCGATTGAACGGGTCATCGACTTCCGGATCGACCGGTCGAAGCAGGGATTTTCGAATTTCGAGTGGATCATCTTCGAAGCGGGTGATGACAAGATCGCGGTTTTCGACGACGAACGTTATCGGCTGTTCCGCAAAGGGAAGGACAACAATATCGGCGACCTGCTTGTGGATAATCCGCACGCATTGGGGTATTGCCCGGCCCGCTTCTTCTGGACGACGCCCATAAATCTCCGTGAACCCGAAATCAAGCGCAGCCCGCTATCGAAAGAGCTGGCGGCTCTCGACTGGTTTCTGTTCTTCGCCATATCCAAACAGCATCTGGATTTGTACGCTCCCTATCCGATCTATTCGGGCTACGAAATGGATTGCAACTTCCATAACGACGATTCGGGAGATTACTGCGACGGCGGATTCCTGCGAAACAGAGACGGTAACTACAAGATTATTCCGGCGACCGGCGCCGTCGAACGCTGTCCTGTGTGTGGGAACAAACGTATCAGTGGGGCTGGTTCGTTCGTGGAAATTCCGGTCCCGCAGCAGAACGGACCGGACCTGCGGAATCCCGTGCAGATAACGACGGTGGACCGCAATGCCCTCGACTACAACGTTGAAGAGGTCGAGCGAATGGAACGGAATATCGTCCGCAACTGCGTTGGCGTGGATAACGAGATCGTCAACGGGCAGGCGATCAATGAAATGCAGGTGGAGGCAACTTTCGAAAATCGCACCACGGTACTTATGTCCGTCAAGCGCAACTTCGAGAATGCCCAGAAGTTTGTAGACGAGACGATCTGCCGTCTGCGTTACGGCGCGGCCTTCACCTCTGCGACTGTGGACTGGGGGACGGAGTTCTACCTGACTACCGTATCCGAACTGCGCGCCCGTTACGCGAAGGCCAAAGAGCAGGGGGCTTCCGACGCCGAACTGGACGCACTGGCGCGCAAGATCATCGAAACGGAGTATCGCAACGATCCTATGCAGCTCCAGCGCATGACGATCCTTTCGGAACTGGAGCCGTATCGCCATTTGACCCGCGAGGAGCTTTTGGCGCTCAACGAAAGGGGGCTTCTCGATCCTGCGGATTTGGCCGTGAAACTTAATTTCTCGGCTTATGTGGCGCGGTTCGAACGAGAGAATACGAACGTCGTCGATTTCGGGACGAACATCCCGCACGACACCAAAATAGAACGAATCACTAACGCTTTACGAAACTATGGCACAGAACAACAAAACAAAGGCACAGGAGCCGTTTAAACCGGCTCCGGGCGACGAGGCTTACGTTCACGTAACTCTGGAACAGCCCAACTACGACAGACGGACGGGGCAGCGGCTTTCGCGGTCCCACGTGCAAAAATTCGGCGTACGAGAGTATGCGAAGATCAAAGATCAGCTTTACAAGCAGGGCTACACGGTCGAACTGCTTTACATGCCCACGGCGAAGACGCTGGCTGAGGCGCAGGCTCCGGCAGCTCCTACGCCGGTAACAGTTATTCGGGCCGGGGAGGCACCTGCGGCGGCAGCTCCCGAATCGCAGGAGCCGGAGTCTCCGAAAGAGGGTGCAGAACCGGAGGGAAAGACCGAGGAAAAGCAGTCCGGCAAGGATCAGGAGAAGTAATCACACGAATTTATAAAGGGAAAATAAATTATGGCACTTACTAAAGACATGCTCAAGGCAAACGAATCCCTCGCGGGACTTTCCGAGGAGCAAATCACCCTGATCGAGACGCTTTCGCGTAACGACGAAAACACCGTGATCGGCGAACGTATAGGCAGGTTCCACAGCGAGTATGACGCCGACATTCTCGCCGCTACGGGCATAGCGAAGAATCAGGGCGAAAAGTCTTACGACTATCTGAAACGCGCTGCGGGAGAGATCAAACGCCGGGCGGACAAGGCCGACGAGTATCAGCAGAAAGTCTCTGCCCTTGCCGGTGAGCGCGATGCGCTCAAAGAGCAGCTGAAGGCCAGCGGAGGCAGCGATCTCGCGGCGCAGCTGGCTGCAAAGGAGGCCGAACTGAAATCTACCAAACAGCTCTACGGCGAGACGAAGGCCAGTTTAGAGAAACTGGCGAAGGAAAGCGCCTCGAAGATTACGGCCATGCAGATCGGCTACGAGATCAAGAGTGCGGCCGCAGCGCTGAAGTTCAAACCGGAGATTCCTGAAGCGGTAGCGGCTATGGCCGTTCAGAATGTCGTCAAGGAATTGGAGTCGGTCCACAAGCCCGAATTCATTTCCGATGCCAACGGCACTCAGCGACTCGTTTTCAAAGACGAAAACGGGGTGCAGCTCAACAATCCTGCAAATGGTCTGCAACCCTTCACGGCTGCTGAGTTGCTTACGCAGAAACTTTCAGCGCTCGGAATCCTTTCCGAAGGACAGAAGCAGTCCGGAGCCGGAACCAAAGGTGCGGACGGCGGCAAGGGCGGCACTTTCGATCTGAGCGGCGCTCGTACGCAGGTCGAGGCCGACAAGATGATTGTCGAGCAGCTTTGCCGCAACGGTTTCGTGAAAGGGACGCCCGAATTCAACGACAAGATGAAGGAGGCGCGCGAAACTAGCAAAGTGCAGGATTTACCCCTGCGATAAACAGCGATAAACGGGGCAAAGGGCCAGCCTCGAAAGTATTAACCGATTAAATTTTTCTATTATGTCTCTTATTGAAACCAGATTGCAGAATCTGCGGGTTAATTCCGACCTCGACAAGAATATGGCTCGCCCGTCCCGTTATGGCGCGCTTGATCTGTTCGTCGAACAGTCCTATGCCCGCGACGGAATCATCACCGACGAACTGCGTGAGCGTGCTTTTGCCGCCAACGGCCGCGAAGTGCAGATTCCCGTCATCGACTACGACGGTGACGTAACCATTTCGAATGTTCGTAGCTGCGACATCGCCGACGACGAGAACACGTCGAAACTCGTAAACGTTACCTTCGTAACGTATGCGTGGGGATTCACGATGGTTCCGACGCTGTACGACAACAACGAAATCAGAATCCAGAAGGACTGGGAGCGCAAGTTCCTGAAGTACCTCTACAAGTTGGCCGATACGCTCGACGCCGGTGCGGTCGCGGCTCTTTCTGCCAACAAGACGCAGGTGTTCAAAGAGCTGCTGACCTACACGCAGGCAGGAAACTCGGTACAGGTGCCGTGGGTGCAGCGTGAAGACGCCCTTGCCGACTTCGACGCGATGATGGCCGCAAACGACTATTTCGGCCGCATGCACGTCGTCGGCAACACGGGAATTCAGGCTCTCGTGACCAAACTCGCGCAGCACGGTCTTTATAACGACGTGGACAAGCGCAACGAGTACCTGAACAAGATTTTCCACTTCACGAACAATGTCACCAACGAAGCCAGCGCCTATGCGAGCGGTTATGCCGTCGAGCACGGCAACGTGGGTATGCTGTTCCGCGTGGACCGCGAAGCCCTGCGCCGTACGGACCTCGGCCCGATGGGTGAGTGGGACATCACGACGCTGCCCGTCCTGAACATTCCCGTTGGCACGTTCTTCAAGGACAGCGTAGGCGACTACTCGAGTATTGCCGGCGCCGCTTCGGCCGACATGAAGTGTGTACACAAGGAGTACTACGGTTTCTCGGTAGACGTGGCTTATCTGGTGGCGTACAACTCCGATCCCTCGGAGATCGCCAACCCGATCATGAAGTTCGACATCCTGAAATCGACCATGACGCCGGTAACGACGATTCCGGTTCAGGTTGTCAATCCGACCGAATCGCCTGTGAATACGAAAGAGGTGGCGGGAGCGTAATCGACCGCACAAGTTTAACCGACGGGGGTAGGGGAATGCCCTGCCCCCGTTTTTATTCAACCGGAAATGTATAGAATACCCGAAATCCAAAGCCGGCTGGCCGGACTCGTCGGCTGGCGCAAGGACCCCAATCCGAAATACCGGATCGACGACGAACTGCGGCAGTCTGAAAGCGGTCTTTACTTTCAGGACGTGCATCCGCTGCTGACGCTGGAAAACATGTACTACTGCATGCCCGACGAGAAGGACACCGCTTATCCGGCGTACGACGCTTCGGCCGACTACAAAACCGGGGACGTCGTCCGGGACCCGCAGGACGGAAAGAAACTTTACGCCGCGGTGCAGGACAGCACGGGGCAGGAACTTGCCGATCCGGAGTACTGGGCCGAATACGATCCCTTTTCGTCGTTTCTGCGCGAGATCGTGCAGTCCGGGGTAGCGTTGGCCGTTCAGACCTTCGTCAACGGTCATGCAGTCGAAAACCGGGCGAAAAGTCTGCTCGACAAACGTCCGTTCTTCGACGGCACGGGCCGTATTGCCGACGCGATCCGGAATACCGGCAAGGTCGTAGGCTATGAGATCGTTCCGGTTCGTGCGCTGGGCGTCACTACGAAGATCGAGCGCATCGGCCTGCAGGTGACCGGAAGCGGTCCCGTGACGGTCTATGTCTTTCATTCCAGCCTGCTCGAACCGGTTTATACGTTCGAATTCGACGTCAAGGCGAAGGTAGGGTATCAGTGGTTCCCGGTCAAGGATTGCTATCTGCCGTATCTGCAGCAGGGCAATGCCGGCGGTTCGTGGTACGTATGCTACAACCAGCCCGACCTGCCCGCGGAGATGGAAGCCGTAAATATAAACCGCGACTGGTCGCAGCAGCCGTGCGCTTGCCGCCGCGGAGAGTACGAGTTGTGGAAGATGGTCCACAAGTATATGGAGATTTACCCCTTTGCCGTGCGCGGAGGTGCCGATTTCGGCCGATCTCCCGAATTGTGGGACATCGCAGGCATGACCTACACCTACACACGCAACTACGGGTTGAACCTCGAAGTCACCATAGGCTGTGACTATACGGACTTCATCACCGAACAGCGTATGAACTTCGCCGAGGTCGTGGCTAAACAGGTCGCGGTGAATGCGCTCCGGTACATGGCTTACAATCCCAATGTGCGGATCAACCGCAACCAGTCGAACATTACCCGTACGGACATCCTCTTCGAATTGGAGGGGAACACCGCCGGCCGGCCTTCGGGCTTGGTGAACGACCTGAACAGAGCCTATCAGGCTTTGCGACTCGATACCGCCGGAATGTCGCGTATCTGCCTGCCTTGTCACAACGGGGGCGTGCGGTACGGGGCTGTCGGTGGAATGTGACGAATTGAACAATTTGATGCGGTTTTATAGCTGTTTTCTCTGGGAGAAACACAAACTTTTTGAACAATGAATGCCATTCAGTCGATGATCGATGCTCTACGGAATTTCAGGCGGCGCGAAGGTGAATACCTTCTCGGCAGTGTGCGCGAAAACGAAGCGGTGGTTATCGACATGAACGCCGAGGAGCAGTTGTTCGAAAGGGGCGAAAACCGGCTCGGCGTGTCGATCGCGGATTATCGCCCCTATTCGCCGGTCACCGTCGAAGAGAAGCGGATACGCGGCCAGCCCTATAACCGGGTAACGCTGCGCGATACGGGCGATTTCGAAAGCAGTTTTTACATCCGCTATACGGGGGACAGCTTCGAAATCGCGGCCTCCGACTGGAAAACCGACGATCTGGTTCGTAAATACGGCAAAGAGATTTTCGGACTGAACCGCGACAATCTCGACGAGCTGATCCGCTCCTATATCCTGCCGTTCCTGCGCGAAAAACTTATAGAAACAATAAACGACCGAAAATGAACGAAAATCCTGTACTGCTCGATAAAGTCCTCGGACAATTATGCGACGCGCTGGCGGCGAACGTGTCGTGGCTTACGAATGTCTACGGAAAGGCCCAGCGTCTGATTGAAAAGGACGTGCAGGGCCGTGACCTCTATTTTCCTGCGATCTACACCGGAGAAACGGAGTATCTCTCCATGCTGCCCGACTCGCGGCTGGGGAACTTTAGTTTCTTCGATATTCCGGACGCTTACCGCTTCCCGGAATACAACCGATATACGGTAAACAAGTTCTTCACGCCGTTCCGGCTGGTGGTGTGGTTCGACGAGTGTACAATCTGGGGGCCGGGCGTTAGCAACCGCGAGCAGCTGAAGATGGACGTATTGGCGGTACTCGGCCAGACGACGCTCAAAGAGGGCGGGCTGCGGATCGACAAGGTCTGTGAACGCCATGAAAACATATACTCCGGTTATTCGCTCGCCGAAGTCGATGTGCAGTACCTGATGGTGCCGTACGGAGGCTTTGCCGTCGAAGGAGAACTGGAGTTGTCGGAAGAGTGCATGCCGATAAGTACGACTCAGATACTCCGTGATAGCGAGGGACGCAAGATCAAAGATTCGGCCGGCCGGATTCTCCGGGTACCCAGATAACAACATAAACATTTGACGATATGACAACTTTCCTTTTCACTTTGTTCTGCGTGGCGCTGTTGGCCGCGTTCATCATAATCTTCATGGACCGCACGGGTCTGCGCGAGCTTGTCATCGCTACGGCGCCGAAGTTGATCTCGCAACTTTTCGATTGCGACTTCTGTCTTTCGTGGTGGGTTAGTATCGTGCTGGCAGTCGGTGCGGCCGTCTGTATGTGGGATGCGGCACTTCTGCTCGTGCCTTTTCTGTCCACGCCCGTAACCCGATTTCTGCTATGAGAACCGAGAAGATCAACGGCCATACGGTCAAGCTTTACGACGGCGTGGACGAAATGCCTGTCGGCCGGTTCCAGCGTTTCAATAAATGCCTGCTGTACGACACCGGCATCGGGTCGGATTTCGCAGACGTGGACGCGCATATGTCGCGGATTGCGGCGTATATCTCGAAGGACCCCGCGAAGGCTCTGCAGGAACTGGAGAACATGCGCAATAATCTCTACTACATCGTGCAGGGAGTCTCTCCGCGCAACATGGCGTTCGCGGCACTCGTGACCGAAGTCGATGGCTGGCCGCGGAACGACCTGAGCGATGCGGGGCTGAACGAGACACTGGCCCTGCTCAACGATGTGAAACACACACTTATCTCCCGGATGACCGAGGCGATCAAAAAAAAAATCCGCGAAGACCTTTCTGTTTATTTCCCGGCTACGTTTAGCGACGTACATGAAAAAGACACGACGGAAAGGCTTCTCCGCCGGACGCGTCTGGTCCTTTCGGAAATCACGACGTCCGGGGACGCGACGGAAGACATCGCGCTGATCGACGACTTTATCCTGATGCAGAATCCGCCGCAGTCGTATTCGACCACTCAAGGTGCGGATGTGATGTTCGATAAGAATTATACGGAAATAACACTGCTCGTTTCCAAGTCTATGAAGATGGACGCCCGGAATATGACGGTGTTGGAATTCTATCAGGCACTTGCTTACATGAAGAGCGAAGCCCGGAAAATGCGAAAACGAGTAAACTGATACCCATTCATGGCAGAGGTAAACAACCCCATAAAAACCAGCGATCTGATTCAGAACGACGGTACGATCGACAAACTTATCGCCGATCTGGAAAAACTGCGCGATAAATACGTCAAGTCGATGGACGAGATTCGGAAGAAGGCAAATGCGCTGGATCAGACCCTTCAAAAACTGAGCGGTTCCACCGAACAGCAGAAGCAGACCGCGCAGCAATCCGCCGCCGAAGCCGACCGTATGTCCCGCGCCTACAAGGAAATGAAGAAGGAAGCCGCTGCGCTTGAAAGCGAGATCATTGCGCTCCGTCGACAAAAGGCGGAATTGACTTCGGCTACACAGGCAGAAACAAAGGCGATGCAGGCGGAGGCCAAGAGTGTCAAGGAACTCAGCGATTTGGTCGAAAGCGTTGCCGGTGCCCGTGGCGATCTGCTCGACCAGATGGTGCGGGAGCAAGCTGTTTTGACACGCATACGGGAAGAGCGGAAGGAATTGACGAAAGCCGAGAAAGAGGGGCGAATCAGTTCGGAAGACGCCATTACGAAGCGGGCACGGCTACTCAATACCGAAACGCAGTATAAAATATCGCTTCAGCAAACTCGGTCCCAGCTCAACGCCAATACCAAGCAATTATTGGCGGCGAACGGGTCTTACGAGGAAAGTGCGCAACTTCTTGAACGTATGCGCATGTCCTATCGTAGTTTAGGCGAAAGCATGCAAAAATCGCCGTTGGGAGTTGAAATGCTCCGCAATATAGAATTGCTGGATGCTAAAGTAAAAAAGGCTGACGCGTCGATGGGAAATTTCCAGCGTAATGTCGGTAATTATCCCATGTTCAACAATCTGCAATTCCAAGTTCAGCAGATTGCCCGTGAAATGCCTTCGCTTACTCAATCACTTTCGCAATTTTTCTTAGCAATTTCAAATAATGCTCCGATGTTGGGTGACGCTTTTGTTCGTGCCCGCCAAGAATATAAAAATCTGAGAGCAGAAGGGAAAGAGGGTATTCCTGTATGGAAACAGTTGCTTAAATCAGTAGTATCATGGCAAACTGCACTTGTAGTGGGTATTACTCTGATGACAGGGTATGGTAAGGAAATAGGAAATTTCTTTAAAGAATTGGTTACCGGCTCCAATAAAATGCGGAGTTATATTCAGTTGCAGCGTGATATAAACAAAGCGGTTCAAGATAGTGCTGATACACTTGGGAAGCAGTATGCGACATATCGAAAATTGCAGGCCGAGTGGAAAAAAGTACCCAATGACCTCAAGACGCAAGAGGAATGGATCATAAAAAACAAAACGGCTTTTAAAGATTTAGGAATAGCTGTTACTGATACTAATGATGCCCAAAATGCTTTTGTAGATAATTCCGATAAAGTTGTCGAGTCAATGATGCAACAGGCTCGTGCTGCGGCTGCGAGAAAATTGGCTGAAGAAGAATTTACCAAAGCAATAAAAAAAGAGCAGGAGGCTCGTTTGCAAGATAAAGAAGCAGACGATATTCGTAAAAATAACCGGACGACTTTTCTTGGAAGATTGGGGGCTTTGGGAAATCCTTATGCCGCCGGATCAGGAATGTCCCAGCAGGAAGCTGCTGTTGAATTAGCCGCTGAAGCTGCGGAGTCTGCTGCAGCCAGTCTCCGAAAGGAGGCCGAGGCATTTAATGCTATTGGTCTATCTTTCTTTGCAATTCAACGAGAAGCCGAAAATGAAGCCGCAAAACTTCTGAAGGATTCAAATCTTTCTGCATATGATGACGAAAATGCTGCTGAAAAACGCAGGAAGGAAGAAGAGCGCAAACGCAAAGTGGAAGAGGCGGCCGCCCGACGTAAACAGACGCAGGCTGATAAAGAAGCCCGCGCGGCCGCGCGGCAGGAAAAATACTCATTCGATGCAACGAAAAAGGCCGAACAGCTGCAGATCGACGCCTTACAGGAAGGATATGCGAAGCGCCGTGCGACAATCGAATTCAATGCCAAATGGGAAGAAGCGGAATTGGAACGCCGGTATAAAAAAATCGAAGGCTTTACCGAGGGTGATGCCGATCTCTGGAAGGATTATGCTTATGCGGTGTTGGCTAACGAGAAATCCAAAAACGATCAGCTTATCCAACTTGATACGCAATATGCCATCGAATCCCGCCAACTGACGCAGGAGACCTTGCAAAACCGGCTGGCTACGCTGCAGGAAGGGAGTGATGAATACATCCGCCTTCAGCGCGAAATGCTGGAAAACGCTCGGCAGATCGAACTGCTGGAAAATAAGACGCGTCCGGCAGAGCAACGGCAGGATGAGACGGTGATAAACGCTAAATACAGATTTCAGGCGACGCAGCAGGGATTTCAGTCTGGGATGACCGGTATCGATACTGCGTTTTCCGTTCAAAACAGCGAAATCGAGGCGCTGAAGGCGACTGAACGAGAAAAGACGGTATTGCGCCTGCAGGCGGAAAAAGAACGTTGGGAGAAAGTGTTGGCCCTGATGAATCAATATGGCGGAGTTGTCTCGGATGCGGATGTAGCTATTGTTAAAAACGCCATTACCGCGACCAACAACGAAATCGAGAAGGCCAAACAGCCGCGCGATCTGTGGGATGCAATGGGAATCAATCTCGACGACGATAAAAAGCAGGCTATCTCCGAAAGCGTTTCTTTCGCTTTGGAGCAGATGACTGCGATCCTCGACGCGGAGATCGAAATGGCGCAGCAGGCTGTCGATGCGGCCAATGAGCGCGTTACGGCTGCGCAGTCGGCGCTCGATGCTGAGATGCAGGCGAAAGCCAACGGACTCGCATACAGCCAGACCGAAGCGGAAAAAAGGCTGGAGATGGAGAAGCAGAATCAGGCGAAAGCCATTGCCGAGCAGAAAAAAGCACAGAAACAGAAAGCCCAGATCGAGACCATGCAGCAGATTTCCAGTCTGGTGACGGCTTCGGCGGCGATTTGGGGCGCGCTGGTGCTGCCGTGGCTGGCGATTCCGGCCATTGCGATCATGTGGGCGACGTTCGGCGCGGCGAAGATCAAAGCTTCGCAGCTCGCCAAATCGTCGGGTACCGAGCAGTACGGTGACGGAACCTACGAGTTTATCGACGGCGGCAGCCACCAGAGCGGCAACGACGTTCCGCTGGGTATCAATCCCAGAACCGGCAAGGAACGCCGCGTCGAAGGCGGGGAAATGTTCGCCGTAGTGAACAAAGCCGGAGTGCGGAAATACCGGTCCGAGCTGCCGACGATCATCAATTCGCTCAACCGCGGGGAGTTCGACCGCACCTATATCCGGCAGGCGTTCGCCCAGCAGCCGGCGGAAGTAATTGTCAATGCTTCCAGCGACAACCGGAAGATCGCGGCAGATATTGCGGCTATCAGGAGACTATCCGAACGTCAGGTGTATACCGATTCGAAGGGCCGAACTGTCATCAGATACAAGAAACACACGAAAATACTCAATTAGAATGAATCCGAAGTACCGATTTTTCATCAATGACCGCGAGTGTACCCCGTATTACAAAGACGATCTGTCGCTCGATACGGAACGCGAGTCGTCGCGTTGGTTTTTCCGGTCGAAATTGAGCGGCAAACTCAATTTCATCCGGGATGACTTTGACTATATCGACCGGCAGCCGCTCTTGACGACATTCCAACTGCGTATTGAACGCCGGAACGCTACCGGCTGGGCCGAATACTACCGTGGGCGCTTCTTCAAGACCGACTGTGAATTCGACCGCGACAACCGTATCGTTACGGTCGTTGTCGATTCGCAGGACAATTATGTGGACATCCTCAAAAACTACGATTCGGAGGAGAACCTGATCCCGCTGGCTCCGGACAGTGTGAGTGTCAAGACCTTCGTCCGTCCTCTTCTGGAGGTGTATCTGGTCCAGAATGGCGTCGGCTCGGATAAGTTGTCGGTATTTCAGGGAAATCATGTCTGGGAGAAGGAGACGAACGATTCTCCTTCCGATGAAAATACGCTGACAAAGACCTATCATTTTTCGGCCGGCCGGGAGGTGAGTATCACTGGGGTTGCATATGGTACTGGCAACTGGAGCCTTTTGGAGATAGACAATTACTGCGGTACCTATACTTTGACGCGGGGAAGTACTTGGAATGCGAATCGGTTTTTCGTCAATTCACGCACGAGGCATTGTTTGAAGGAGAGTGCTTCAAAACTATATTTATACGCTTATGATCCCAATACAGACAAAGAAATTGGTGATCCTATTGCTATAGGAGATGTTTTTAGAGGAGATACGAAACGTTTGTATAGATATCATGGAGGTATCGATGATATTTTGACTGTAAATATGCAGACCTCCAAAATATATCAGCGGTTAATTAGTGCGGTAGGTGAGGATAATCAACGCCGGAGTGATTCGGATATAACCGACACCTCGTTGAAGGTTTATCCATTTGCGATAACGGAAAGTACCGCCTATGAAGTCATCGTATCAAACGAGGTTTCATCGGAACCTACAGAATGGGGCCGAGCGGAAAACGGCGGCTACTTTGTGCGCCCCGCCAACGCCGATCAAAGTTTCTTCCCGGTATTCCAGTCGCGGTGGGCGACGATCTCGTACTGGATGAAACTGACGTTGACCGAAAACGACAGCAACCGCCGGGAATGGGTCATCAACGATTGTTACGACGTGGGAAGCGTCATCAAGGTTCTGCTTCAGAAGTTTGCGCCGGAAATCAAGCACGAGCCGCTGCCGGAGTACAGCGAATTCCTGTATTTTGCCGGAACGCCGACAGACAGCGACCTTTATAAGCCGTTTCCGAATAAACCGACTGCTGTTCCCAATTTCCGGCTGATGATCTGTCCCAAAAGCAACCTGCTGTCAGTGAACTACGACAAACCGGCTCAGATCGCCAAAACGAGCTTGCAAAGCATCTTCAATATGCTGCGCGACATCTACCAGCTTTACTGGTATATCGACGACAATAAGCGCCTGCATATCGAGCATCTGCAATGGTTCCTCAATGGCGGCAGCTATGCCGGCACCGGCTCCGCATCGGTGGACTTGACCAAGCTGTTCGACCCGCGGACCCGCAAGGCATGGAGCTTCGGCACGGCCAAGTGGAGCTACGACAAGGGCCAGCTTCCCGATCGTTTCGAATTCGAATGGCCGGAGGATGCGGGGGCGGTGTTCAACGGCTATCCGATCGAGGTGAAAGCGCCGTTCGTCACCGATGGCAAGAAGGAGCAGATTACGGTGGGTTCGTTCATGGCGGACATCGACACGATGCTGTATAACTCCGGCAGCGTGTCTTCCGACGGATTCGTACTGCTGGCGGCCAATGATGCTTTTTACGGCGAGTCCGCGCAGACCTCCGGCTGGATGAAGAACGATGGTACGGTCGAGGAACCTTATAGCGGAAGCGCCCATCGGACCTATGACGTCGCGGCGCAGAATCTCGCCGGGCAGACGGTGAAGATTCGGTGCTGGGGCAGCAGTACCTATCCGGGCTGCGTGTGCCTCGATGCTGATCGTAACGTCCTGCAATGCTACTTGAACACGACGTCCGAAATGACCTTTATGCAGGACAAGCAGGTGGTGATCCCGGCCGATACGAAATACGTTGTTCTGAACTACGCCAACGGAATGGGTATGACGGGACCGATTACCACTTCGCGCCTGTCGAGCATCTACCGGACGCAATCCGATCCGCTGGCGTGTGTGTGGAACGGCAGCAACTGGGTGCCCGATCTTTTCTACTATCAGGGCCGTAACGCCAATGTGCAGAACTTCTGGGCGTCGTTCCTGTATATTGCGCCGAAATTCTACGTCTACGACCTTCCGTCGGACGATTGCGTCATCAATAACGGTGAGGAGACTTTCGGGCCGGCGGCTCCTATCGCCGTGCAGTCAACTTCAAAGGCTTTGAAGCAGCAGATCGACATTCCGTCGCCGCTTGCGCCCCGAATCAATCCCTATCAGCTCGTCCGAACGGCGCTCGGCGACGGCATGGTAGAAAAAATCTCGCTGAATATGTCGAGCGATAAAGCTGAAGTCCAATTAAAATACGAATTGAAATGACCCCGAATAACAATCTGTTCCCGCTTCCGTGGTATAAATCCGTGAAGTATCAGGATTTCCGTAAGTCCTATGCGTACGGCAACGTTTTTCAACTCATCGCGCCGGACCGGTCGTTGCTGCCGTTCCAGATTCGCCGCGCGCACCGTACTTCCGCGGCCTTTACGCTTCGCGTGCTACACGATGACGGTACCTTATATCGGAATATATCTGCGGATGCCGCCACCGATCTTCATGTCGTCAGCGGTACCGATTTCGATGTCATCCAGTACTGCAACACCGGATTGGCGAACCAGTTTGCCCGGCCGCTGACTCCGGGACGATACTATGCCGAATTGTCGGACGGCGTCGATACATGGTATTCCGAGGTGTTCAACGTCGTGGATGATCTTTCGCGTTACATCCGGCTGGAATATTGGTCGGCCGACAATCAGGAATATGACGGTGGGGAGATAGTCTACTCGAACGGCTATCGGAACGTGCTTTATATCTGCTCTGAGCTGGGAAAGCCGGATTACGAGTACGAGGAGGAGGCTGAACCGCGCGACGGCTTTCCGTTCGTCGAGAAGCAGATCAGCAAGAAAACCTTTCGCTTTGAATGCAAGGCACCCGAATACCTTGTCGATGCGCTTCGGGTCGTGTGGCTATCGGATTACGTGCGCATGACGGCTAACGGACAGCAGTATGAAGTGATGCACTTCCAGTCCGATCCGAACTGGCAGGAGGATGGCCACTATGCGATGGTAGAATGCGAGATCGAGGCAGACACGGTCCTGAAAAAAATAGGCGTCGGCCTGACGGCCCTTGTCGGCATGCCGATCCAGTTCCGGATAAAGGTCGTAGACGCGGTAACCGGAGCCAGCATCCCCGGTGTGGATATTGGCATAAGCTTCAACGGAAGCGAGTTGGTGAATGTCTATTCCGATTCTTCGGGGCGGATCGTGTGGAATTACGATCAGACGGCGGATGCGTGGAACCGAGACTATGCCGGCGGCCGGATGCGTATCTACAAGAAAACGCCGGACACCGCCGCACTGCTGGATTCGGAAGGTCGCCTCCTTTACGATTTGCTGGGCCGCGCTCTGCGCGTTTCAAGCGGTCAGGACGACTATTTCGACGGCGAGGTATATACGGAGTTGGTACGCTATCTCCCTTCGGCCGAGGAGGGTTACGACATTACCCTTAAGCTCATCAACAAATCGGACTTCGTACTGATACCTACGAGTGTCGATCTTCCCGTCATCGGGGGCCGCCGTGAAATCGCGGTTGTTCCGGGTCTGTTCCCGATCAAGCGTTGGGACGGCGCGGACTGGCTCGTCAGCACGCCGCAGGGATATGGCGGGATCGCGCTTTCAGCCGAGGCCACGGAGTACGAGCGCAACACTGCCGCGGAGTTCGGTCCGGATGCCTACGGGTGTCTTGGGCGCCGGTCGGTCGCGGTTCATCAGGACGGCACCGCGCTGGTCTCCCGTCCTATTAACTTCCGCCTCTCGATCTTCGACGAGCAGGGCGCCCCTGTCTCCGCGGACCAGACGCATATCTACTGGCAAGGTGCCGACGGTACGAAGCGACATATCGGCTTCGCTTACTACGATGTCGTCGAAACCGTGCTGGAGGAAGCCTCTGTGCTGGCTTTCAATATCGAAGTCACCGTTTCCGAACCGGGCTTCAAGGCTTTCACGACCGAAATCCCGATCCCTGCGGGTACGGAGGAATATCCGTGGGAGGGCAGCGTTACGCTCCGCAAATCGCGCCGCAACCTCGTTCTGAACTTCTCGGTTCTGGACGAAAACGACACGCTTATCGAGGATGCCGAAGTGGGTGTGCTCTATACGGACGAATCGGGCGAGGAAACCTCTTACGCTTCGCGGCAGGGGCGCGTTCAGGCAACCCTCCCCGGCGTGACAACCGATGCGTTCCCGCTGGGTATCGCCGCAGGCCGGGACGGCTACCAAACCTACGAACATATCGTTCAGGTTCCGGCCGGCAGCGAAGACTACTCGTATACTACGGATGTGAAACTGACACCGATCGCTGCGCAGAGCCGCAACCTGAATCTGGACATCACCATCACGGATCAGGAGGGCCATGCCGTGAACGCCCAGACGGTGGAAATTACCTATACGAAGTCCGACGGCAACAGGGCTACCTACAAAACCTCCGGTTCGACTATTACGGGTACCATTTCCGACGTCTCGACCTCACGCTTCATGCTTCGGACGATCGTCGCCGCCGCCGGTTACGGTGCCCAGATGAAAGAACTGGCACTTCTTGCCGGGACTTCGGATTACCTGTATCGTGAAACTTTCGCACTGCAACCGGTCGCCGTCACGAGCCGCAACCTCGTTCTGAACCTGTCGATCCGGAACGCCGAGGGCGCCGCTGTCGATGCTCAGTCCGTGGAGGTCCGTTATACCAAGTCCGACGGCACGGAGGGCACCCTTACGACGTCGGGATCGCATATTACCGATACGATCCCGAACGTCACGACTGAGTATTTCACGGCCACGATCACCGTGCAGACGGACGGCTACCAGCTCTGGCGCGGTCCGGTCTCGGTGCCTGCGGGTACGGGCAACAGCACGGTTGAAGAGGCCATTACGCTGACAGCCGAGGAAATCCCGGGCCGCAACCTGATCCTCGATGTGCGCATTATAGACGAGGCTTCCCAACCCGTTTCAGCCGATTCCGTCGAGATCGCCTATACGAAGAAGGACGGGACGCGGGATAAGTACATCACTTCCGGTTCCTCGGTGAAGCAGACGATTCCGGATGTCTCCACCGCGTACTTCCCCGTCGCCTATACCGTCAATGCCAACGGCTATAAGAGCGACAGCGGAGTATGGAACGCAGAAGCCGGAACGGCAGATAAAACGATCAACGGTGTTATCAGGCTGGAGTCCCTCGCGCCGGCTTCGAACCGCGATCTGGAGCTTAAATTCAACGTCACGGATTCGTCGGGTCAGCCTGTGTCCGCCGATTCGATCCGCGTGACCTATACGAAGTCCGACGGCTCGGCCGGACAGTACACGGGCACGGGATCGAGCGTCGATACGGTGCTTTCGGACGCGACGCGGGATCAGTTCACGCTTGCGGTGGCAGTCTCTGCCGCGGGCTATGAGAACTACAGCAATTCCGTTACGGTTCCCGCCGGCGCAGAGAAGTACACCTATGCCGTCGCGGCCCAGCTTACGACGGAGCCTAAACGTCGGCTTATCCTGCAGCTTGCGTTCGAGACTCTCAACGGCGACGCCGTCGCAGTAGACAAGGTCACCGTATCGACGAAAGACGCTGCGGGCGAGACCATGACGCGGGAGTATGCGAACGTCACGGCGGTAAACGATTCTTTCGATAACATTCCGACATCGGACAGCAGCGTCACCATCACCGCCGTTAAATCCGGCTTTACGGATGTGCGGATGACGCGCTCGATCCCTGCAGGCGAAAGCGACTATACATATACGGATACGATTGAGATCGGTGCGGAACGCCTCTTCAGCGCGGAACTGCACGTCACGGACAAGGCGGGGCAGCCGGTCGTTGCGGACGAAATCACCTTTACGTGGCTCAACAGTACGGGCACGACCAATACCGAGCGCCGGGAGAACACCAGCAGCCTGATCTTCGGTCCCGTCTCGAACTGTACGGCCGAAGCCTTTACGATGGACATCAGCGTCAAGGCCGCAGGCTACGACAGTGCCGAAGAGCATATCGACGTTCCGGCCGGCACAGAGGCGTATACGGCCCAGAAGACGATCCAACTCGCGCCGGGCAGCCGCAATATCGTCCTGAACTTCACGGTCTCCGACAAGGAGGGCGCCCCGATCAGCGGCGTGGGAGTAGGATTCCGGTATATCGATGCCAACGGCGAGGAGGATAGCTACATGGCCGATACGGATGCGAGCGGCAGGATCAGCGCGACGATCGACAACGCTACGATCCAGTCTTTTGACGCTCTCGTGATCGCCTATCTGGACGGATGGCGTCTCTACATGCGGGAATTCACCGTCGAGGCCGGAACGGAGGACTACACGTACGACCGCAACATCACGCTCTACGACAGCTACGACCCGCTTGTGACCTTCTCGCAGGACCTCCCGTGGACAGCGGGTGCGCACCTGATCTCCATGCACAATTCGGGCAACGTGGCCCTGACGCTTCTGTCGATGCCGTCATGGTGTCAAGGCTCGGAGGAGCTGCCGATCGACCTGCCTGTCGATGGAGGAGTTGCCTTTGCCGTCATCAAGAACGAGACGGGAGCGCCCCGCACGGGTACGATGGCGATGGAGTACCACAACACGGAGACGGGCGAGACGGTGGCCTATAACGTCGATGTCACGCAGCAGGGATAGGCGATGTGCCTCAAACATTGAAGTAAATTTACAGAGTGAAGGATTTGAAAAAACAGTATTGAAATGGCTGACACGTACACACTGCAATACCCCGGCGAACGGGTCGATCAGGATTTGGAGCGCGCCGAGCGCGCCACGGTCGCTCTCTTGCTCGCCGCGACGCTGGGGACCGGAGATCAGGGCTTCCCGCTGGTCGTCACTACGGCGCTTTCCGAAGTCGCCGAGATGTATAAGCTCTACGCCGCGAACCGGAGCCGGTACCGCTGGGTCCTTACCGTCACGCAGGCGTCGGGCGGCGCATTCGTCGAGGTCGCGGAGGCGGAACCTGTGACACAAAGCGGCGGCATCGACCTCGTTTTCGACTCGAAGTACAACGGCCGTCGCTACGCCGTGACACTAAAGCTGGCCGGCGGGGAGGTTACGACCGTCAGCGCGCACGTCCTTGCGGACCTCTCGAATCCGGTCCTGCAGGGCAAATCGGCAGGCGGGGACGACACACCGATCCATGAGGTCACGGACCTGTCGGGCAAGACCTTCTACCCGGTCACGACGGCCGCGGGCGTGAAAATGCCCGACGGCACGACGCTGGACGAAAGTACCAAGCGTTCGATAACCTCCTTCGATGTGCTCGCGCATTCGGACTGCACGCTGGAGGAGCGCGTCGCGCAGCTCGAATCGCTGCTCGTAAGGGTGCTTTCGGGGGAAGTCGTGATCCCGGAACTGCAGGTCAAGAAGCTGGGCGTGTGGGGTGACAACAACCTGATCCCGACGGGCGAGGGCGCACCGACGAAGGCCCCCGACCGTGCCGGACAGCTCTACATCGACACCAAGAACAATGCGGTCTACCATTCTGTCGGCAATAACGCCGTTTCGGACTGGAAAAACAACTGATGCGATGTCTCAGGTCAACCGATACACGAACAGAGCCGCCTACAAAGCGGATAGCTCCCGGCTTAAAACCCAGTCGGCGGTGTCGTACGTCGAAGAGGACGGCGAGGTGATCTACGACGGCGTGAATGTCGTTGTCGGCCGGGATGCCGCGGATGCCGGCGATCTTGCGGTCTTCGACAAAACGGACGGCGCGCTGAAGTTCGTCAAGGGTGCGACGCTGCTTTACGACCAGCTGCCGCCGGAACTCGTCCCGATGGCCGTGGTCTACGGCCGCCGGGGCGACAAGGTGCGCATCGTCGCCCTGCGACATCTGGACTTTTACAAATGGGCGGTGCCCTATGAAGTGAAGCTTTCGGGCTTCGATCTCGCAGCAGGCGGCAGTTTCACGCTGCATATCCACATCTCGGATTTGGAATTCACCTATCCCGCCGGGGCGACGCTCGCAAGTATCGCGGCGCAGATCAATGCGGATACGAAGATTAAAGAGTATTCTTGGACCGCTACGGCATCGGATGAACTGAATGCTATTGTCATGGAGTGTAATGCGTGGTCCACGACCGAAGGCCATAAAAAAATCTCCGCTACGGGCTGCACGCTTACCAAGCATGCGGAAGATGTCGATTACCAGACCATCACTGCCATTATACCCCAAAACACGACGGCTAACGTGCGCCGCAGAAATGGCGCCGACACTCAG